AGAACGAGCACTATCGAGGTTGGGTCAATTGTCCGGAAGCGTGGATCACGCAGACCGACGGCGAGATGATCGACTACATCGAGGTGCGAGACACGATCATCGACCTGACGGAAAAATTTCAAGTCTCCGAAGTCGCCTACGATCCGCACCAGGCCATGATGATGGTCAGCGAGTTAATGGCGAAGGGCATCCCGGTGATAGAGGTTCGGCCACTGGTACTGAATTTCTCCGAGCCCATGAAGCAGATGGACGGCCTGATCCGATCGCGGAAGACCGCCCACAACGGCGACCCTGTCTACACATGGATGTTGTCAAACGTCGTCGCCAAGCCTGACGCGAAAGACAACGTCTACCCCCGCAAGGATCGTGAAGAAAACAAAATCGACGGGCCTGTGGCGCACATGATGGCGCTCGCCCGGTTCATGACTGGCAGCGCCTCACAGTCCTTCTGGGAGGTTGCGACTGCTTAAAGGTATCGGCGCCCATGGGCCTCTGGAATAGACTCATCGGGCGTAAGGATGACGGCGCGCGCCAGATCACGTCTTCGCTCGAATTGTTCAAAGAGGTTTACGGCGGGCGCCTTTCTGAGGCTGGGATTCCGGTCAACTGGAAGACGGCCCTTAACGTCACTACGGTGCTCGCGTGCTGCCGCGTGCGCGCCGAAGGTCTTTCAGTTCCGTTCCGCCTCTATCAGGAAACCGCCGGCGGCCGGAAGATCGCCAGCGATCACCCGCTGCACATGCTTATCAGCCGGAAGCCGAACGGCTGGCAGACGAGCCTCGAATTCTTGGAGACGATCAGTCTTCATCTCGACTTGACCTACAATGCGTTCGTTTTCGTCAACCGCGTTGGTCTTGCGCGGGAAATCCGCGAGCTTATCCCGATCGAACCGGGCCGGGTACGTGTCGAGCAGGCGGACGACTACAGCCTCAAGTATTTCGTCCGAGGAAAAAACGGACAGGAGCAAGAGTTCAGCCAGGACGCGATTTGGCATCTGCGCGGCCCGTCGTGGAATTCATGGATCGGGATGGACGCCATCGCGATGGCGCGCAACGCCATCGGGCTTTCGATGTCGCTGGAGCGGGGACAGAGCGAGGGCCAGAAGAACGGCCTTCAGACGTCAGCGGTCTACAGCGTAAAGGACAAGTTGGCGCCGGAAAAGTTTTCCTTCCTGTCGGCGTGGATGGATAAGCACCTTCCGGGCGGTGAGCGGGCCGGAAAGCCGATGATCCTCGACATGGATGCTGATTTGAAAAGCGTCCTGATGACTGCGGTCGATCAGCAGTTGATGGAAACACGGAAATTCCAAATCGAAGAAATCTGCCGATCAATGCGGGTTTGGCCCATCATGGTGGGTCACGCCGGCGACCAGTCCCCGACCTTCGCGAGTGCATCGGAATTCTTCCAGGCGCACAAGACGTACACGCTTGACCCGCTATATCGACGCATCTCGCAGAGCGCGAACATCAATCTCCTCACCGAAGAACAGCTTCGCGAGGGCTATTACACCAAGTTCGTCGTCAACGCGCTGATGAGCGCAGCGCCGAAGGACAAGGCCGAATACTACTCGAAAATGCTCGGCTCCGGCGGCATCAAGGGTTGGGGCACTCAGAACGAGGTCCGTGATCTCGAAGACATGGACCGCAGCGACGATCCGGAAGCCGACAAGCTGCCGCAGCCCGCTCAAGCGGCTGCACCGGTGGCCAAGGCTGATCCGGTGGACGTGCAAAAGTCAAACATCGGACCGGCCGAAGCCGTGCAGGCGATGGTCGATGCGGTCAAGGCGATGCCGGCTCATGTGATTAACGTCACCACGCCGGACATCAACGTCTCGGCGCCCGACGTCAACGTGACCACGCCGCCGGTGACGGTGACGGTTCACTCCGAGAAGCGCGGGGCAACCCGCAAGACCGTTGAATCATACGATGCGACAGGCCGCATCGAGTCGATCATCGAGCAGGAAATCGAGGATTAGGAATGCCCAAATCGACGGCTACATGCAATTCCCTGCTGGCGCTGATCTTCAACGCCACGACATGGAACCTGATCGCGGAGAACGACAGCTCGTCTCCCGCGACCAACCTTTATCTGTCGCTGCATACCGCAAGCCCAGGCGTCGGCAACGACCAGACCACGAACGAAGCCGCATACACGAACTATGCCCGTATCCCGGTGGCCCGCACGACCGGCGGCTGGGATGTGCCATCGGGCGGGGCAACGGCGAATGCTGCTCTGGCCCAGTTCGCACAGTGTGGCGTCACGGGTGCGACCATCACCCATGTGGCGATCGGTACGGCGGCAAGCGGCGCGGGTACGGTGCTATACGCCGGCGCCCTGTCGTCTTCTCTGGCCGTTGCAAACGGCATTCAGCCGCAGTTCGCTGCCGGCGCATTGGACGTGACCGAAACATGACCACTTACGAATGCAAGGAGTGCAAGGCACCCGTGACCATGGAAAATGGTACCGCGCGCAAGGCGTGTTCCTGTGAGGCACCGATCATCGCCAATCTGACCGCTGTGGCCTATGGCCGCTCCGCGATGTCACACGACCACAAATGAGCTTCGCCAACGTCGCAGCTCTCGGGGATATAGCGGAACAGGGCAAGTTCCTGACGTTCCGCAAAGTCCCGGCGGTCGTGACCGTTGCTGGCTCCTGGTACGATTACAGCATGGCGCCGGGCAATCCGGCGCCGCAGTATTACGCGGCCGCGCCTTTGACGGCCCAGACGCTCGCGAGATCGACGGACGGCGGGCTGCACCACGGGGCCAACGTATCGCCCTCGAAGAAGTATCTGCGACGCATCACGGCGATGGCCGTTGCGGCGGCGGGTGTTCCGCAGCGATTGTATCTGCTGGATTACCTGATGTTCTACCCGTTCGTCGACATGGGCACGACCGACGAACAGGCGATGACGAATACGCAGGTTCTGACCCGATCGACGGATGGCGACGGCGTCCAGATGATGGCGGTGCTGGTCGCGCCGCACAGCCTGGCAGGCGATACCTTCGTTGTGAACTACACAAATTCGGAAGGCGTTGCCGGGCGGGTGACGCCGCTGCATACGATGAACACCTCGGTCGCGGTCAACGGCACGCTGCTGCCAACGCAGCGGGCCGGAGCCCGCTGCTTCGGACCGTTCATGGCGTTGCAGGGTACAGACAGCGGCGTTCGCAGTATCGAGTCCGTGACGTGCACCAACGGGACCGACGTGGGGCTGTTCACGATGGTGCTGGTGAAACCGCTGGCTGAATTGACGGTGCGAGAGATCACCGCGCCGACCGAAAAGGACTTCTACCTCCAGTCCGGTGGCAAGCTGCCGCTGATTGAGGACGACGCCTATTTGAACTTCATCAGTTGCCCGAACGGTTCGCTCACCGGCGTTCCGTTGCTCGGCGACCTAACTTTCGCGTGGACCTGAATGGCTGGTTTTACGTCGCTCGACGACCTCATTTCAGAGATGACGGTCAACGGCAAATTCAAGCGGTCGGACTGGAACAAGCTGACGCACGCGGTCGGCGCGCAGGCGGCTGGTACGTGGTACGCGCTGGCTCACGCGACCGGAAATCCCGCGGCTATGACGCTGGGCGCGGTCGGCACCAACCTTGCGTTCCACAACGCAAATGACAGGCTGACCGGATCGATCCCGCACGGCGGCGATGTTGCTCCCGATATCAAGGCCATTCTGAATGCCTCGGCATTCTCCGCTGCGGCCACCTCGATGCCAGCGATTCTGATGCTGGTTGACATGCTTGGCTGGTATCCGGTCACGACGACGACGACGACGGGCAACCAAACGCTGGTGAACTCCAAGACGTTCACGGCGACCGCCGCGACGCCGACGGTTCTGACGATTGCAGCGGGCTGGGATATTCAGCAGGGCACGCCGCTGCGCTTGACCAACTCCGGCGGCGCGCTCCCGACGGGGCTTTCGACGAACACGACCTATTACTGGAACCGAACGGGCGCCACGACGGGCAACCTTGCGACCTCGCTCGCCAACCTCGACGCAGCGACCTATGTCGCAGCGTCCGACACCGGAACCGGCACGCATACGGCCGCGGTCTATCTTGGCGATCGGGCGCCATCGCACGGCGCTGGCGTGCAGGCCTTCCTGACGCCTTCCGTCGCGCTCGGCGCTGGCACGCCGAACATCCAGTTGACGTACACCAATCAGGCGGGTGTCGGATCGCGGGCGACGCCGACCACGCTGCCGATTTCGAACGCATCGGCGCCGATCGGGCAGATCGAGTATTCCGGCACTGGCGCCGGCAAGTTCGGACCGTTCGTCCCGCTGCAGGGCTCCGATTCCGGCATCCAGAAGGTCGACCAGTTCAGCTACAACGTGACGCACACCTCGGGCACCACGAACATCGTGCTGGCCCGGCCGCTGCTTACCCTGCCCATGACGACCATCGGCGTTGCGGCCGAACGTGATTTGCTCAACCAGATGCCGTCCCTGCCGCGCGTTTTTGATGGGGCCTGTCTGACATGGCTGATGTACGCGGGCGCGGCTACACCGGTCGCCAGCGCGTTCTACGGCCACCTCGACACCGCATGGGGATGACATGCTGATCGGGAACTATAGCGTCCTCTCCAAGCATCCCGGCCGAGACATCGGCGGCGGCGCGACTGGACTAGGATACAACCGCGGCGACTGGCCGAAAACCAGCATGATGCGCGGGGCATTCACTTCCGGCAACTGGAGTGCCAAATCTGGCATTCCTGACGGCTACCGAGCGCCCTATGCCTGGATGCTGCCGATCAAGCCGGGAGCAATCTCGGCGCGCAACAGCATTGTTGGCGCCGGCGATCTCACCGCGGCCGTGGCCGGCGGTCTGAACGCCGAAGCCGACCTTACTGGCTCGGGAGACTTGGATGCGACCGGCCAGCTCATCATTTCGATGGTGGCTTCGCTGGTTGGCTCCGGTGACATCACCAACGCCGACGCTGTGGCGTTCCTACAGCTCGCAGCCAGCCTCGCTGGTGCGGGCGATATCGCGGCGTCCCTCAACGCGCTTGGGGCCGCTGCGGCGGCTCTGTCGGGCGATGGCGAGGCTGCGGCGACCATTAACGCGCTTGGCACCCTGGCGGCGTCCCTGGTGGTCACGGGTGATGCGCTTTCGACGGCCAATGTCGCCGATGCCATTCTCGACGCGCTGAATGGCATCGAGCAGGGATTGACCGTGCGGGAAGCCATTCGTCTGATCGCAGCGGCGACGGCGGGCAAGGTAAGCGGTGCAGGAACGTCTACGGTCACTTTCAGGTCGGCCGAAGCCGACGATCGCGACCGCATCATTGCAACGGTGGATGGTTCCGGCAACCGGACGGCGATCACGACCGATCTGACGGATTAGCCGATGTCAAACGACTTCTGGTCGAATGGCTATTGGGACGAAGGTTACTTCCCCGACGGGTACTTCGGGGTCGATGTCGATGCGCCGCAAGGCTCGATGGTTGCCAGTCTCTCCGGGTCGGCCAGCCTGGCGGCCAGCGCAGGATATGTCGCAAATCTTGCAGCGAACCTGGCCGGTTCGAGCGATCTTGAGGCGGAGATCACCACCCCGCAGGTTGCGGCGGCTGGCGGATATTCGAGGCGGTACCGTCGCGGCAACGTGGTCTCGGCGCCGCTGCCGGCCCGCGCGATCATCGCCGAAATTTCGGCGCAGATTGGCGGCTCCTCGGTAACGACGGCAAAAGCGACGGCAACCGCTTCGTTGTCATCCGAGATCGAGGCCGGCGCTGCGGTTTCGGCAAGAGTTGAGTCCGTTTCATGGGTCGCGCGGGACAACGCGCTCTGGTTGATCGCCGCCTGATGGAGAAATCGAAAATGGACCGCTTTCGCTTCGACATGGAGGTCAAGTTTGCTTCCGACAAAACGGGCGTTTTTTCCGGCTATGGCGCCGTGTTCGGCAACGTCGATTCCTACGGTGACGTGATCGAGAAGGGCGCCTTCAAGACCACGCTTCGCGAGTGGGAAGACAAGGGAAAATATCCCCCGATGCTGCTGCAGCACGGCGGCGGGATTTTCGGCGGCGGCGCCGACGATCTTCTGCCGGTCGGCAAGTGGACGTCGATGGAGGAAAACTCCAGGGGCCTCAAGGTCGAGGGCGAACTCTTCGCCATGGGCACCGAACGCGGCCAGTACATCTACGAGGGCCTCAAGGCCGGCGCGCTCGATGGCATGTCGATCGGTTACCAAACGATCAAGTTTCGCAACGGGGCAAAGGCCGGCGAGCCGCGGCGCTACCTCGAGCAACTGAAGCTGATGGAGCTGTCGCTGGTCACGTTTCCGGCAAACGACAAGGCTCTCGTCAGCAACGTCAAGTCCGATTTCGATCCGCGCGAACTGGAAGCAATGTTGCGTGAGGCCACATTGTCGCGCAGCGACGCCGTGAAGGCGGTCGCCACTTTCCGAAAATGGCTCCAGCGCGATGCTGGTGTTCCGGCAACTTCTCTTCGGGATGAAGACGAAGCGGGTCTGGCGGCGATCATTCGCCGCAACATCGCAAAACTCAACCCATAAGGAATTCAACCATGTCGGAAATCGAAGACCTGCTCAAGCAGCAGGGCGAGGCGTTCGAGGCGTTCAAGGCCTCGCACGACGAGCAGATCAAGGAATTCAAGACCAAGGGCGGCGCCAACGATCCGGTGCTCGTCGAACGTCTCGGCAAGATCGAAAAGTCGCTTGATACTGCGATCGAAGCGAAAACCGCGATCGAGAATGCCGTGAAGGCCGAGAAGGCCGAACGAGAGGCACTCGAATTGAAACTCAACCGCTTGGGCCTCAAGAACGACGCCAGCGGAAAAGCCGAGATGGAGTTGAAGGAATTCAACACCATCCTGAACGCAAACGCGATCGATCGCCGCCGGCCGTTTACCGCTCTCGATGAGAAGGGTTACGGCGACTATAAGTCGGCGTTCGACCGTTTCGCGCGGGAGGGTCATCAGGCACTCAGCGCAGACGAAGTGAAAACGCTCTCGGTCGGGTCTGATCCCGACGGCGGCTACTTCGTCACCCCGGACGTCACCGGCGGCATCGTCAAGAAGGTCTATGAGACCAGCCCGGTTCGCCAGTATGCGAGCGCGCGCACGATCTCGACCGACGCCCTTGAGGGTATCGAAGACCTGGGCGAGGCGGGTGTCGGTTACGCCGGCGAGCATTCGACTTCGGGAGATACCACTACGCCGCAGGTCGGCGAGTGGAAAATCCCAGTGTTCAATCTCGACACCGAGCCGAAGGCCACTCAGAACCTGCTCGATGACGCCTCCGTCAACATCGAGGGCTGGCTCATGGACAAGGTCGGCGGCAAGTTCGGCCGTTTCGAAAACTCCGAGTTCGTCACCGGCGCCGCGAACAAGATCCGCGGCTTCATCAACGGCTACCCCGTGGCCGCCGATAGCGGCTCCGGCGTGGCTTGGGGTTCCATCGGTTATCTTGCCACCGGCGTCTCAGCAGACTTCGCTGCGTCCGCCAAGGGCGACAAGCTGATCGACCTGATGGGATTGCTCAAGAACGAGTACCTCATCAATGCGGCGTGGTTCACCCGCCGGTCGGTCATCACCGCGATCCGCAAGTTCAAGGACGGCCAGAACAACTACCTCTGGCAGCCTTCGTTCATTGCCGGCCAGCCGGAGACGATCATGGGCTATCCGGTCATCCGGATGGAGGACATGCCGGCTCTGGCTTCGGACAGCCTGTCGCTGGCGTTCGGTGACCTCAAGCAGGCCTACCAGATCGTCGATCGGCAGGGCATTCGCGTGCTGCGCGACAACCTGACTTCGAAGCCATACACGAAGTTCTACACCACCAAGCGCACCGGTGGCGGCGTCGTGAACTTCGAAGCCCTCAAGATCCTGAAGTTCGGAACTTCCTGATCTGACGCATTGACCGGCGGCTAATCCCGCCGGTCGCCTTCCTGCATCTCCCTCAATCCAATCGAAAGGAACGCTTCAATGCGTGACATCATGAATGGGCTGGACCTCAAGCGAGCGATTTCGCCGCAGGCCGCTCGCACCGACAATACCGCGATCGTTTCGTCTGTGGCCGATCTCAATGGCTACGACGGCTGCATGCTCGCCATCAATATCGGCGCGAATACCGACGCTACGGTGACCTTCGCGGTTCTCATCGAGGACAGCGATAACAACTCAGACTACACTGCCGTCGCGGATGTGTACCTGAACGGAACCGAAGCCTTGGCGGGCTTCCAGTTCGACGACGACAACGAACTGCGGAAGATCGGATACACCGGCATCAAGCGCTATGTCCGCGCCACGATCACGCCGGCCACCAACGACTCCGGGAATATTTTCGTGTCGGCAGAGTGGGTGCTTCGCCCACTGCGCGCACCTGCGGCCAACCCTCCGGCCTAATGATCTGGCGGCGGGCTTCGGCCCGCCGTTTCTCTTGCGCCTGGTTTCAGCATGTATCGTCCCTTCCTGGTCACGCCCCCATCCATCCTCCCCGTCACATTGGCGGAATTCAAGGAATGGACCGATATGCCGGCGGCTGCGACCGACAAGGACGGGCCGCTGACGCTGGCATTGTCAGCGGCTGTCGGGCACGTCGACGGCTGGACGGGAATTCTAGGCCGCGCGCTGTGCGAGCAGACATGGCGGCAGGACTTTGACGGCCTCTCGTTGCGCTGCATGCGGTTGCCGCTGTTCCCGGTGATCTCGATCACCAGCGTGAAGTATAAGGACACCAGTGGTGCCGAGCAGACGATCGACGCCGCGAATTACACCCTACAGACAGACGATCTCGGCAGCTATGTGCAGTTTCTGTCGACCTACACATCGCCTTCGCTGTGGACTGAGTTGCCGCGCGCCAGCGTGACGTACAAGGCCGGATACGCGAACACGGGAACGGTCGAGGCCCCGCTGGCAGGCAATGTGCCGCCCCCAATCAAGCAGGGCATCGTGTTGCTGGCCCGGCACTGGTTCGACAATCCAACCGCTGTTGTGGTTGGCGTGGCCGCCCAGGCGATGCCGAAGGGTGCTGACGCGCTGCTGTCGCCCTATGAGAGGAAGCGCTTCTGATGCAGCGCCGCTATGACCGCTACATCACGATCCAGCGCAAGACCGTGACGCAATCGGGCTCTGGCGAGGAGATAGCGACATGGGCCGATATCGCACGAAATATTCCGGCGTTCGTGGCGCCGACCAAGGGCAATGAGAAACGCCAGTCGCCGCAGGACGTCGCCGAGCAGGAGGTCACCTTCACGATCCGGTTTCATTCGGTCCCGAGCGCCTCGCGCCCGATCGCGCCGGAGGATCGTATCCTTTATCCGTCCGCCGGGCTTGCCAACGACGTGCAGGCGCCGGCAGCGAACCTGATCTACGACATTGTCAGCCCGGATGAAGTCGGCCGGCAAGTCGATCTTTCCATCAAGACCATTCGCCGCGCGGACGTGACGACATGAAGGACATCCGGCCGGCGTTGCGGGCATTTCTCCTGGCTGACGCGTCGATCAGCGGGCTTGTCGGCGGCGCGAGGGTTTACCCGGTCAAGATTCCGCAGGGCATCAAGCTTGCGAGCATCGTTTACTCGCGAATTTCAGGCGCTGGAATTTACCACATGGGTGGCGACTCCGGTCTCGCGATGCCGCGATTCCAGATCGATGCTTGGGGCTTGACCGGCGACGCTGCAACCACGCTCGCGAACCTGATCAAGGATCGTTTGAGCGGATATCGCGGCGTGATGGGGTCGGGCGGCGCGGCTGTAACGGTCCAGGGCGTCTTCATGGTCGACGAACGTGAGGACCACGACGACACGGTTCAAATGAGCCGGATGTCGCGGGACTATGCGATCGATTACGAGGAAGTTTAGCCGTGGCCTTCACGCGCCGGTCGATTGAAGTCGAAGGGCTGAAGGATCTGAACGAAGCCCTCGAAAGTTTTTCCAAGGCGACGGCGGGAAACATCCTCAAGCGCGCAGTCGGAACGGCAGGCGCCGTATTCGCCGAACATGCCATTGCAATAGCGCCGAAGGACACCGGCCAGCTAAAGCGCGAAATTAAGGTTGCGAAGCCGAAGATCATCACGCCAGGCAAAGCCGCATACGCGCAGGCCATGCGAGAGACTGGCGATAAAGCGGAAGCAGCCGCAGCGGCGCGCGCGGCGAACCGGTCGGCGGGCGGGACGGGACGATCAGCCGTCACGCACGTCGGCCCAACGAAGCGTGCAGGGCAGGGCATGTTGCAGGAATTCGGGACGGCTCACCACAAGGCCCAACCTTTTATGCGGCCGACTTGGGATAGCCAGGATCAAGCGCTGGTCGGAATTATCCGCGACACCCTCGCGGAAGAAATCGACAAGGCCACGAAGCGCACAGAGCGCAAGGCCGCCCGGCTCGCCGCCAAGATCGCGGCTGGAAAGTAACCCCCAATCCCGCCGGGGCGTGGCGCGGGGCATCCCATTATCACATCAGGAGAGACCCGATGACCCAGGCCTCAATCGGCTACGGCACGCTTTTCAAGATCCGAACCAGCACCGGGCCGGATGTCTATACGACCATCGGCGAGCAAGCGAGCGTTACGCCGTTTGCCATCGCTGTCGATAGCGTCGATGCCTCCCACGAGGAGAGCCCGTCGGCCTGGCGCGAATTCATCCCCGGCCTGAAGGATGGCGGAGAGGTCTCGCTCGAGATTCATTACGTCCCGGGCGGTACAGCGGAAGCCACGCTGCTTGCGGCGCTCCGAACCACGCAAGTTTGCCGCGTCGTGTTCCCGTCGGGCGCGCAGGCGAACTTCAGCGCCTTCATCACCGAAATGTCGGCGGAAACCCCGATCGACGACAAGATGGTGATGAGCGTCACCCTCAAGGTTACCGGCGCTATCACCATGTCGGCCGCGGTTGCGCCGACGAATTCGATCCTTCCGGCCATCTCCGGCGCGCTGACGGAAGGCGCGACCCTGACGGCCTACGAAGGCGTCTGGGCTGGCGAGCCCACGTCGTTCACCTACCAGTGGAAGAACGCCGGGTCGCCGATCGGCGGAGCGACGGCCAAGACCTACGTCATCCTCGCTGGAGACAGCGGCGATGCGATCACCGTCACCGTCACCGGCGTCAACTCGGCTGGTAGCGCATCCGCGACCAGTTCGCCAGTAACCGCAGCGTAACGGGTGATTGATGAACCCGAACAAAGGCGAAGTTGAACTTAAGGCGGGGGACAAGGTTTATGTCCTCCGCTACTCGATCGATGCGATCTGCGCGATTGAGGAAAAGCTCGGTAAGAATTTCCTTCGGGTCGTCGCGGAAATGCAGAACCCGGCCACTATGACCGTGACCATGATGCGCGAAGTCTTGCATGCGGGACTTGCGGAGCATCATCCAGAGGTGACGCTCAAGGAAGCGGGAGAACTGCTGGTCGAAGCCGGCGGCGTTGTGGGCGCTATGAAGAAGGTCAACGCCGCGTTCGGCGCGGCCTTCCCGGAAGCGGAGGCGAGCGGCACGCCGCGCCCTCGGAATCGGGCGGACCGCCGAAAGGCTGGGACTGGCCCGGCCTCCTGAAGCGGTGGCTCTCGCTGCGCCTCGGCAGCGAGGAAGATTACTGGCGCAAGACGCCGCGCCAATTATCCGTTCACTTCGAAGCTTTCAGTGATCGAAGCGTTCGGGAGCACAACGAGCGCATGTCGCTCGCTTGGCACATCGCAGCTCTCCCCCGATACAAAAAATTTCCGAAAATGAAAGACATGATCGTCCGCGACCCGTCGGCACCACGCCGAGCGCCGCAAACATCAGAGCAGCAATGGGCCATTTTCGGCGCGATGGCTGAAGCCTCCAAGGTTCTGAGGAAGAATTAATGCCTTCAGTCGGAATGAAGTGTTGTTCGCGGTGCGGGGTAAGTAAGCCCTCTGACGCGACAAATTTCGACACCTACACTTCACGAGGAAAGAAGCTACAGCGATTGTTCTGTCGCGAGTGCTTCAATGCACGAACGCGCGCCTATCGAAAAGCAAACCCCGATAAGGCCAAAGAGTGGGATCGGCGGAACGCAACCAAAAACAAAGCGCCTGGCAGCGAATACCAAAAGCGCCGCTATAGACTGAAGGATAAACAGAAGGCGCTAGAGGACAATAAATCTTGGCGCGATAAAAACCCGCAGAAGGTCCGCGAAATATGGGAGCGGACCTACGCCAAACATAAGCAGAAGCACTTCGCGCGAGCGAACAGATGGACTAGCGAAAAACGCAAATCCGACGAGGCATTTCGCGTTCGTCTTAATGAGAAAAATCGAGCGTGGCGATTAGCAAATAAAGAGAACCTACGCAGGTTCTACACAGAGCGATCTGCAGTGCGCCGCAAAACGGACGTTAGATACAGAATAATGAATTCTGTCCGTCGCCGAGTTCTGAAGGCACTGAAGGGGCAAGTAAAGAGTGCCAGCATCTCCGCCTTGGTCGGAGCGCCATTGGATGTCGTCCGGCTTCACATTGAGGCTCAGTTCAAGCCGGGGATGACTTGGGAGAACTGGGGTCGAGGCTGGAACGGTGATCGTCAATGGCATCTTGACCATCGCAAACCGCTTGCTGCGTTCGATCTTACCAACCCTGATCAGATGGCCCTGGCTTGTAATTTCAAAAACCTTCAGCCCCTTTGGGCGGATGAGAATTTGTCAAAGGGATGTAACCTATGAGCGCCGGCGGAAGTGTGATTGGCGCCCTTCGCGTGGTGCTAGGCGCAGACACCGCGGATTTCGACAAGGGGCTGAAAAGCTCTCAGTCCGGTCTGGCGTCGTTCGGAAAACAGGTTGCGGCAATCGCTGGGGGCATCAGCCTTGAGAAGGGGTTGGACCGAGCGATTACGGCATTATTTGGCGCGGTGCGTTCCGGCATCGACGAGGCCGATAAGCTGAACAAGTTGTCCCAATCCATCGGCATCCCCGTCGACGAATTGTCGAAGCTGAAGTATGCGGGCGATCTTGCTGATGTCAGTTTGGAATCGCTCGGCAAGTCGACCGTCAAGCTATCCAAGGCCATGACGGAAGTCGCTGGCGGTGGCACAGGCCCGGCGAAACAAGCATTCGACGCCCTCGGAATCTCAGTTAAGAATGCCGACGGAACGATGAAGTCGGCCAATGATGTGTTGGGCGAAGCTGCTGACAAGTTCGCCGGATACAAAGACGGCGCGGCAAAGACGGCGCTGGCGGTAGCATTGTTCGGTAAGGCCGGCGCGGAGATGATTCCGCTGCTTAATATGGGAAGGGATGGCCTGAAGGAGGCAGGAGACGAAGCCGAGCGATTTGGTCTCGTCCTTGACAAGAACACGACGCAGGCGGCGGAGAACTATAACGATAATCTCACCAAGCTGCACAAGACCAAAGACGGGATCATCATCCAGATTACGGCTCGGTTGCTACCTGCGATGGAGGACTTCTCCAACAAGATGGTGCAGGCCGCCAAAGATGGCGAGCTTTTAGATAAGGTCGCGAGTGGAATTGAGTACATTCTGCGCGGCACTGCATCCATCGTATTGCAGGTTTCCGTGGCGTTCCAGCGATTGTTCGCAGAGATCGGCGCATTCGTAACGGCTTATCAGGGTGCTGACGGGGTGTTCTCCGGCCTCAAAGCCGGATGGGCTGCGATGAATGCTGAGGGAGAAAAGACGCAGCAGGTTATGGCTGGTCTCAAGTCTTCCGTCGCGAACATCTGGGCTGGGGCGCCTGACTTCTCATGGGATACGCAAGCCAACTCCATCGCTAGGCTGAATAAAGAGGTCAACCTTCTCGGGGCGGAGTGGGGGAAGTCTGCCGCTCCGATCATTGCATCCGAGAACGCCAGCAAGAACGCGATTGAGTCGTTCCTCGGTAGTGTAGCGAAGCGCAACGCTGGTTTGTTGGCTGAAGCAGGAACGGTCGGGAAATCGATCGGAGAGCATGAGCGCCTCAAGGTGCAGCTTGAAGCCGAGGCTATCGCCAAGGAAAAGAACATCCCGATCACCGAGGCGCTTCGCCAGCGTATCGCGGCGATGGGTGACGCCGCTGCCGCCGCCCGAATGAAAATCGCTGGCGCTCAGGTCGCGCAAGAAGTCATGGACCCGGCAGAGCAGTTTGCCCAGAAGATGGAGCAGCAGCGTCTTCTGTACGAAGCTGGCGCCATCAGCCTCGACGTGTACGGCAAGAAGCAACAGCAGATCGCAGAACAGGCGGGCGCGACTTGGGATATTGCCGGCGCGTCGATCGCCGGCAGCTTCGCGCAAATCTCCGGGGCGTTCGGCAAGGAGTCTTCCTCCATGGCGACCGCAGCGAAGGTATTCGGCATTATTCAGGGCACGATCTCGATGTTTACTGGCGCTGCGAAGGCGCTGGAATTGCCATTCCCGGCGAACATTGCAGCGGTTGCCGCGGTCCTTGCCAAGGGCGCGAGCCTCGTGGCCTCGATCAAATCGCAGTCGATCCCTACCGGGTACATGACGGGCGGTTCGTTCACGGTTGGCGGCTCTGGCGGCCCGGACAGCACGCCGGTTTCGTTCATGGCGTCGCCGGGCGAGCAGGTGGATGTGTGGCGCCCGGATCAGGGCGGCGGTTCCGACCCGCGCGGCGGTCGCTCCGGCGGCAACGTGGTCAATCTGTCAATGCCGATCGCCACGACGCGTGACGCGCTTCGCGAACTAATCGAAGGCCTCAACGGCATGTTCAGCGATGGATATGTCCTGAAAGTGCAGCCCGCCTGACATGATCGTCATTTCAAGCGCATACGTTCTCGCGGCGCAGGCTGCGGAGATTGACGCCGATCTTCCGGCTGTCGGGTATCATAATGTAGTCCGTGCCGACTCCATCGTCGCAGACACGCAAGAGGCTAACTATCCGGCCTCAAATCTCGCAAACCCGGCCACGCATCTTGAATGGCGCGCGGCAGACGACAGTGAGCAATACATCACCATCACGACAAATGAGGTCGAGCCGATCGATTACATCGGTATTGCGCGGCACAATCTTGGAACGGCGGAAATCCCGGTCTCGATAGAAGCCAATATCGATGCGGTCTGGACTGAGATCGTCGAGGAAACAATTTTGGCAAATGACGAGCCGGTCATCTTCCGGTTCGACGCGGCCTCATATTCTCAGGTCCGCATCCGGACCCAGACTGGCTCTGATACCGCGCGCGCAGCCGTGGTCTACGTCGGCAAGCTGCTCGATCTGGAGCGAAAGGTTTACGTCGGCCATACGCCGCTCACGGACGCCCGCAAGGTGAGTTTTGCCAGCAACCGCAGCACCAGCGGGAATTTTCTTGGCCGGATCGTTCTTGGCGAGGGGCGGGAGTCCTCCATTCCGCTCTCTCTGTTCACGCCGGCATGGTACCGCGCGAACATGCGGGAGTTCTTGGAAGCGGCGCAGGAAGTTCCGTTCTTCTTCGCCTGGCGGCCCGGCACATATCCGCTTGAAGTCGGGTTCTGCGATCTGATGGATGATCCGATGCCGACGCCGGTCGGCCCGTCGAACCTGCTTGCGTTCGATCTGAAAGTGAATGGTGTCGCGTGAAGTCCGTCTCATATATTGAGTTGGACATACCATTTTGCAGCCTGACATACGGCACCGCGCCCTGCACGGCGTCTATCCCGACGACCGGCGCGATCAAATGCTTCAACACGATCAAGACATGTCAGGACCGCGATCATTTTACCGAGTCCGAAGTAACGCTCCGCTTTGCGAGGCCGACCGCGTACCTCCCGAAAGAGATTGACTGCATCCCGAACGTGCAGGAGATCAGCTTCACGCCAGCGACAATTTCGCTCGGTGAAAATCTCGGTACGCGCGCGACGCTCAGCGTCTCGTTCTTTGATGAGCCTCATTCCGATACGGGTGAGGGCTTCGACAAGTATCTCGCCGACCGCGATTATAACCCGTTCGATCAAGGCACATTCTGGGGCAAGTTTCGCGCGCGACAGCCGTTCCTTCGTGGCCGTTCGATCCGCTGGATTACGGGACTTGAAGGTGAGGACCTTGCGGACATGGAAACCCGGCACTTCGTTGTCGAGAGTTTCGACGGACCGACGCCAGATGGGAAATATACGCTCGTCGCAAAGGATGTTCTGAAGCTCGTTGACGGGGATCGCGCGCTTGCTCCGGCCGCCAGCACTGGCTTTCTGGTTTCTCCGATCACGGATGTCGCCACGACAGCGACGCTGTCGCCGTCAGGCGTGGGTGACGCAGAGTATCCGACCAGCGGCTATCTGGCTTTGGGCGGGAAAGAGATCGTAGCCTTCACGCGGTTCATTTATGACCCGCAGGGGGAAAACGATCCTTACACAAAAATCATGCTGCATATGGATGGCAGCAACGGCGGGACGACCTTTACGGATGTGAATTCTGGCGGGTCTGCGCATACATGGACAGCGACAAGCGCGACCACAAGTACAACTTCGCCGAAGTTCGGAACGGCATCGTTGATTACTTCAGCGGGATTTGTGACGACGCCCGACCATGCCGACTTCACGCTGGGGTCACAAGATTGGACAATTGATTTTTGGATGAACTGCAACGGGACCACAGGTCTCGTGGGCCTGGCCGGGCAAATGGACGCCGTCGGAAATTTGCCAAGCATATCCGTGGCAATCACACGCGGTGGCGGTGGCGGGGTAATCACCGCGCAAATTCAAACCCCGTCTGTGACCACCACTCTTGTCGGGACGACATCGTTCGGTGGAACCAGCACATGGAACCACTTCGAATTCTCACGAAGCGGGTCAACCGTCAGAATGTTCGTTAACGGCGTTCAAGAGGACGTCGACACAGTCTCTGGCGCACTTAACGACAGTTCTTCGAATTGGAGTGTCGGCCGGATCGGGGATAACACAAGTTACACCGCGTCCTCCTGCAAGTTTGACGAGTTCCGCTTGAGCGTAGGCGTTGCTCGGCACACCGCGAACTTTACCCCGAAGTCGGCGGCCTACGCTGTGACGGCCGTCAAGCTGACGACGGGCGATACCGTAACACTCACAGCGCGCGGGCAGCTTGGCGGCGGGGTAGCGCAGGCCTTCAACGCGCAGGACCGCGTCCAAGTGGTTCTGAAATACACGTCGGAGAGCGTCGCCGACATTATCGATGATCTGATGGAGGAATACGCCTCCGTCCCCTCGGGCTTCATACCGCTCTCCGATTGGCAGGCCGAGGCGGCGACATTCAACGGGCGTCTCTACAGCGCGGTGATCTGCGAACCGACGTCGGTCGCATCTCTAATTTCGGAGTTGATCCAGCAGGCCGGGCTTTGCGTCTGGTGGGATGACGTTGCGGAGAAGATACGGCTCCAGGTGCTTCGCGGCATTGTGACGGACGCGGCTCTGTTTACGCCGGAGAACACAATCGCGAACTCGCTGACCGTTAAGGAGCAGCCAGACAAGCGCATTTCGCAAGTGCTGACGTATTACGGGCAGATCAATCCGCTCAAGCAGCTTTCCGATCTCGACAATTACCGTTCGTCGTCGCTCGTCATTGATGACGACGCAGAGGAAGATTACGGCGGCCCGGTCATCAAGAAAATTCTGTCGCGCTGGATTCCGGGCGTTGGCGGGAGAACGGTTGCTGACCGGCTCGGGGCAATCCTGCTTTCGCGCTACCGCGATCCGCCGCGTCGACTGTCGTTCGATCTCGGTCGGTACGCCGGGACGGATGTTTCGCTGGGTGGCGGTTATCGCGTCTCGGCGCATTGTTTCCAAGACGAAACCGGGGCGCTCGCAGAAGTGCCGGTTCAGGTGACGCGACTCAATGCGCCGGCAGATCGGTTCAAGGTCGAGGCCGAGGAAGTTTTGTTCTCCGGCAGCACCGACGATCCGAACTTCCATCCGCTCGTCATCGACTCCAACACGACGAACATCAATCTTCGCACGATCCATGACGCGGTTTATGGAGCGCCGACAGTCGACACGGTTGTCGAGTGCCGCATTCTCGCTGGCGTCAAGGTCACTTCAACCAGCCGAACGCTCCCAGCATTCGATGTTGGGACGTGGTCTGCTGTCGATGAAATAACGCTCATTATAGAAGGCGACATTCGTGCGGCCGGTGGCGATGCAGGGCGGGGTTATTATCCCGGCCTCCTTGCTGGGCAACCCGGCCTTCAGGGTGGAACGGCTCTTTATACCCGGCAAGCCATCAATCTCGAACTGCCAGCCGGAGCAAAGCTCTGGGGCGGCGGCGGCGGCGGCGGCGGCGGCGGCGCAAACGATCTTGGAAAATATGCGGGCGGTGGCGGTGGCGGCGCTGGTGACGTTCCGGGTGTTGGCGGTGGCGGCGCATACGGCCCCGGCGGAACGGGAACGGACACGACGGGCGGGGCCGGAAGTGCGGGCGAGCCTGCAACGTTCAACGGCGGAACGGGCGGCGGTCCGGGTCTCGCGGGTGCGCCGGGCGGCGGATCAACGGCGCCGGGCGGCGCGGCAGGTGCGGCCGGTAAAGCAATCGACGGCGTTAGCTACGTCACGACAACAGTATCTGGCGGCGATCAACGCGGCACAACGACGGGATAATCTGAAATGACGATGGCAAGATATTCTGGCGTGGTCACCGACCAAGCCGGAAACATCATCCCGAATGCAAAGATCGAGGTCCGGCGCGAAACGCCGGGCGCGCCGCTGGCTGCGCTAAAAGATGGTCCTGACGGGCTGGTGGCGCTGACCAATCCGTTCAACGCTGAGAGCGACGGGACGTTCTTTTTCCATGTCGTCGGCGGCTTCTACAAGATCAGGGCTTACACCGGGGCGAGTTCGTCACCGACGTTCGAGCAGATCATCCGGTATGAAGGCATCGGCGAGCTGCAGGGCTATGACCTCGACGCCATTCTGATCGGCCAGCGTCAACAGGTCCGCGTCGCGACGACAGCGAACATCACGATCTCAACAGCGCTGAACAACGGCGACACGCTCGACGGCGTCACGCTGGCGACCAGCGATCTTGTGCTGGTGAAAAATCAAACCGCGAAGGCGGAGAACGGCGTTTATGTGGTCGGGGTTTCTCCGGCCCGGTCTGCGGAGTTCGATACTTACAACGAACACGCAGGCGCGATGATCGCGGTTGTCGAGGGTACGGCAGGCGCAGGCTCGGTCTGGTTCTGCACGGCAAATGCTGGCGGAATTCTCGATACAACGGCAATTGATTTTACGAAGGTGGCTGTGATTGCGGGTCCTCCTGGTGCGGATGGGGAGCCGGGGCCTCCGGGTCCGGCAACAATCGCCATCGGAACAACGACAACTCTGGATGCCGGAAGCTCCGCCACCGTTACTAATTCAGGCGATGACGAAGACGTTGTTCTAAATTTTGGAGTGCCCAGAGGAAGTGGTTATGGAGGGACGTCGACGACATCTCTCTCTATCAGTACCGGGTCTAAGACCTTCACAACCCAGAGCGGGCTTGCCTATGTTGTGGGTAGTCGTGTGCGAGCAGCTTCCTCGTCGAACTGGATGGAGGGTATTTGCACGGCCTACAGCGGCTCCTCACTGACCATCAACGTGGATAAGGTTGCGGGCTCGGGTACATTTTCTGCATGGAATTTCTCGATCACGGGCGAACCTTCGCCTTCTGGGAGTGTATCCGGTGCGGTCTCCTCAACTGACTGGCAGGCCGCAGCGGCCAATGGCATAACGGGCGCGGCAATTAAATTTGGCAATGTCATCGATCTGGTTGATCGCATCGCGGCTGTGCCGGTGATCGACCTGTCAGGCAGCGACATCGCCTACATTGCGCAGGGGACACGCAGTACAACAGCGAGTTTTACCGGGAGCAATGGGTTGCTGCAGTTCGCGCCGGCGAACACGCAGCGCGTCACCTATAATCCAGTGACGCGAGAAGAACGTGGGTTTCTGTACGAGACCAATGCCACGACCAATCTGCTCCTTCAAAGCGAGAGCTTCTCTACGTCACCGTGGGCAGCCGGATCTAATGCTGACGCGGTATTGACTGCTGGCGCAGGTGTTGCGCCGGACGGCAGCACAACTGCTACATTGTTCAACGACAATTCATCGGTTGGGATCGCCGGAAGGCTTCAAACCTTTACCGTCCCAAATGATTCAAAAAAATACACGGTCTCGTTCTTTGTTAATGCGGGTACATCGAATTGTTGTTCATGTAGGGCGGTTCTTGCAGGTGGGTCCGCAATCGTTCAAACCGAACTCGTTATCAACCCAAGGACGGGTGCTGCGGCTTGGCGGCCACCAACTTCTGGCGATGCTTTTCTCGTCGAAAATGTCGGTAATGGCTGGTTTAGATGTCAACTGACCCTGCAAAACAATTCCACTGGTAACACATCTCTATGGATTGATCTGCGCCCGTGCTTTGCAGCGACATATAATACCACGGTCGATGCGACAGCGACAGGAACGACTTACTTCTGGGGCGCTCAGATCGAAGACAGCACCAATGTCGGCGGTGCCACATCGTATATCAAGACAACGTCCGCACAGGTTACGCGCTCGGGGGACAGCTTTAGAATCCCGCTCGACACCAACTGGTTCAACGCCGATCAGGGGGTGTTCTTGATCGAGTACACGCCTGTGACTGTGCGGAATGATGCGACTGGAACGGACGTATTTTTTTCGGTTTACGACTCCGGCTCAGGCAACACTTTTATGAATCTTCGATCTGGTGCTCTGATTGGAGGGGTTGATTTGTACGTCGTAAAAACAGGTGTGCTGCAGGTTGATTCTGGCAACATTGCGCAGGTCGCAGGTACACGCTATCGGACCGCCTTTCGATACAAGCAGAACGATTTTGCGTTCGTTGTTAATGGCTCTGTGATCGACACAGATGTGGTCTGCGATGTCCCGACTGTAAATAACATTACATTCGGCGGGCGAAACACCTTCCATCGTTTGCTGTACTACCCGACCAGCCTGAGCAACGATCAGTTGCAGGCGCTCACGTCATAGGTGCGCAATGGATATTTACCTACATGCTGAAACGGAAGCTGAGATGCACGCGGCGCTGGCCTTTATGCGTGACGACGACGGCTGGATCGACAGCCCGATGTATTCCATTGACGTTATCGGTCCTGTCGTTCTGACGACATCCGTGATTGACGCGGATGGCAATGAAGTGACTCCTGCGGTCATTGACGACAGGTTCCACGTTAACTTGCGCTGCGAACCATCGATTGCCGACCAAATCCCGAATGATATCAAACATACTCCGGATGCGCCGATGCGCGTCTGGGCTTAGGAGGGTTGAATGCCGTCGAACATGGCGTTGGCAACAAAAGTCCGTGCAGGCTTTGCTCCTGCGATCATTCGTGAGCGCTCGGACCGCTGGCGACACGCCATGGATGATCCGGCGTTCCGGAATTGCGTAAAATCCGGCATCAACGTCGATGCGGCTCTGATCTCTCTTGCTAGTGCTGCGGGTGGCCGTCTACGACTTCCCGGAAACGGGGAGATAATGCGTCTCGGCAGTCAGGTTACGCTTGCGAAGCACGGTCTTGTCTTGGAAGGGGAGGGGTCGAACGAGGACACCGGATCGGTTTTCCAGCTGAACGCGAGCAATGCAGGGCTAGTTTTCAGCGGGTCGTCATCGACCGGGGTCACCGACGCGCGGTTCAATGGGTCGCGCTCAGTCCTGCCTACGAGCGGGGCCGCGCTTAAGTTCTCAAGCTGTTATGACTACTTCACCGAGAAGCTTTGGATCGACCGCTGTTTTAACGGCATCGATGTCATCGGTTCGATCGGCTACATGCATAAGAGAACCGAAATTCGTCAGCTTTACGGATCATTCGGTATTCGCTTTTACTCGGGCACATCCGGGACAGCCAATTACGGCGCGTCTTTGTTTAACCCAATCTGCGACGCGCCGTATCCGCTCCCGTCATATCTGACAGCCGCGAATTACGTCGGCGCGATCGCGCGCAGCACCGCCTACACGCTCGGAAAATACGGCACGCACGGCGGCGCGGTATATCAGTGCGTCACCGCCGGGACGACGGCTTCATCCGGAGGCCCAAATGGATCGGCGGGCGTCTATGGGACAACCGATGCTTCGCGCCAGATCACCGATGGCACTGTGACGTGGCAGTATGTATTTTCAAGTTCGTTGGCCCATATCCTTATGGACAGTTATTCGTATTCACTCAACGTCACTGACGGCGCGCTGATTAACGGAGCTTATGGTTTCAGGATGGCCGACACGGCGAACGATGGTTCATCCGCGCCGGTGTGGCCATACTTCACGAATCTTGACACAGATCATGCACTGTTTTCAGGGATGTCCCTGGAGGCAGGACGAGGATTGAATGCATCCCAGTGTTGGGTAGGTTCGACGCTGGCTGGCAATGGGCTGCAATTTGTGTCTGCGTTTCAGGGAGAGGCCTCATTTTGTCAGGGCGATATTACGGGTGGCGCTCAAGCTGGCGTTCTGATTAACGCGGGAAAAGATTATTCGATTCTGGGGAATCGCGTTTCTTCAAACGGACAGGACGCTAGCGCTACATATAATAATGTTACGGTTGCGGACGGAGTCAAAGGCTTCGACATAAGTCACAATAAAATTCTGCCGTCTGTCGGTGGATCGTCGCAGCCATGCGCCTATCCGATCTTCGTCGATTCCGGAGCGAGTGACGGCTACAAGATCAAGGATAACATTTCCTCCGGCCATGCCATAAGTAACGCCATTCAGGATGGTGGCACTGGAACCAACAAAGACGTGAACGGGAACATCGCGTATTAAGATCGGGCAATTTCAAGAATCGACTTTGCTTCGTCATTTGGCAAAAGCCGATGCCCTTCGTTCGCGAAGCCGCTGGCGGCTTCCGTCCCGATAATCCGCCCCTCCTAACCATCCGATCAATCCAAACCAGCCCGCATCCGCGGGCTGCGAACCTATGGAGAATGCTCATGGAGCCCGCATCAATTCGCTACAAAAACCCCGGCGCGATGTGGGGCAGTGCTCTGGCCATCAAATGGGGTGCGGCAAAGAAGGCCGTGAACCTCAACGACGGCACCGGGCAGGGCAACA